CCCTGAGTCACAGGTGACTGAAATTGGCTAGTGTCACCAGCCTTGATATTCACTGCGCCGTAACCGTAATTCGCCTGTGCCTTCACAGTCGCAGCATGGGCGGGCGCGGCGAACATAAGTATCGCGGCAATAGCGCTTAGAAATTTCTTCATGATACCTGTCCAATTGCGCCAGGATTAAAGAACAGATTTCCAGACTCGTCAGTTGTACCGATTACTTGCGAGAATGTTCCAGAGGCGCCCGGCGCCGTAGCCAACGCGCCGCCCGCTCCCAAGTAATATGTGAGACCAGGAGTCAGACTTAGGCCAGTGATCAACTGTCCAGGGAAGAAGTACGATGCAGTAACGCCAGAGCCATACGATGTCGCGACAAATACGTTACAAAGATTAGGTGGCCCCGTAGTGTTGTCTGCAACTGTGACTTTCGCCGCGCCAGAAGAACTATAGAGATAACCACAAGGCGCACTTCCGCCAATAGCACCGACGGATGTTGCCGTGCCCATTGATCCGCCACTTGAAGAACCAGTTGTGGCGTTGACACCCGCAGTATGTGCAGAGTCACCAACCATGTTGACAGCTTCAAGGAAGTACGTATATCCTGTAGACGCTGGCAGCGGCGTGTCAATGTGGGCTAACGCGTTGCCTTCCCAAATCTGAATAGCCGAACCAAATGACGAACCAATGCCAGGGGCGCGGAATAGAATATAGCCAATCGCGTTATCGGTAGTGGGGTTGGCGTTCCATGACAGTGTTACTGCACCCGCGCCACCCGTAGCAGTGAGTCCTGTGGGCGTCGTAGGTACACCGCCCGCACCGCCGCCATAGCTGGCGCCGCTAGGAGTGTACGGATACGCGGTACAAGTGGAGATATCTTGTATTTCTTGGCCGAAATTATTGAAGCTCTGGAGTTTCACATAAATAGGATCTCCAATGTACGCTGTCGGAAGTACGAACTTACCAATACCGTCGTCTAGTTTAGCGAATTGCGTAGCTGTCAAGTGCGCACCCGGCGTAGTCCCATAGAGACCGCGCCACAGATTTGTCAGGTTGTACTTGTTACCACTGACAAGCGTAGCCGTCTCAAACGAAATAAGTTCTCCGTCAACCCAGCACAGATTTACGCCAGCCGCCGCGTTCAGCGAAGTAGTGGAAGTGAGCATTCCATCGCTCTCAGCAAGATCGACGGTTAGAGTGTTCACAGTATCTGGATTCGCGCCGCCATACGCGGCCAAGCCAGCAGTCAGCACCCCTTGGCGGCTAGGCCCATACATGGTGCCTAGCTGACCGTACGTGGCGCCGTCGCTAGACACGTTAACGACGCATCCGCCGTAGTTAGGGTCGTACACACCACCAGGGCCGGCGCTAGCGGCAATCCATATTGAACCTTGACCAGCCAATGTTGACGGAGGTTCAAATATGACTGGTGTGTTTACCGCGCCTGGAACAACGAGCTGATTTTGCGGCGTATTACTGACACTCTGCGGTGTTCCGCCTGTAGTGTTAGAAGAAATACCGATATTGAGTTGCTCAGCAACAATCTTGAACGAGCCAGTATCAGTTTCTTCCATAGATGTTATGCGACAAGTAAACGTGCCTAGAATTGGATCTGTTAACTCCAGCACATCCATGGGTTCTAGTAGGCAGAAATCCGACGATAATTCAAATTCATACGAATTGCGCTGATATGCCGCACGAGCAAGTAAGAGTTCGACCATTTTAAGGCCAACGACAGGATCAGCTACTTCCGACGCTTGGACGCTGTTCATTTGACGAACACCGTATTGCGCGACAAGTCCATCGTCTTGCAATTCTACTGGCCGATCTTCGTACCAGTTAGTGCGATCTTTAATCGTTATTCTGACATTGTTAAACGCGTCAGCAGGATCAGTGCGCGTCGGAATAATTGGGTCAGTATTATCTTGATGAACGAGTTGGTCGTCAGTTAACGAATACACTGGCGTTAGATCAGGTAGATAAATCACGCCATTGCCTGAAACTGTTTGGTCGCCACGCGGCACGAATTTAAGCGCATAGCCAGACCAGAACATCGCCGTATTCGTCAGTTGGGTCCAGCGGTCAAGTATAGTCAGCGCATCTTCTTGACTAGCTAGATTTGGACTAATGCCAAAGCCCATCGCCGTGCAGTACGTTTGGAACGTTGCATCACCAGGGCTTGTTGCCGAACTTGTCGACAGAAGATTTCCCAACACAGAAGCTGGAAGACCTACAGACCAATAGAAGTTGCTCAGAAAATCTTGGACAACCAGTGCGCAATCAGCATCACCATTTCCACCCGGCGCCGTATTCCAACGTAGACCTAGAATTTCGTATGACTGCTGTGGCGCGTATGGACTCGACCCAAGATCAATCTTTATAGTCCCGACTAAAGCGACGCCATTGTAGCTGTCGGCTTGTAGCGGGAAATTACTTACAAGATATGACCATGGCGCTTGAGGCGTAGTTCCAAGTGATATAAGTGAGAATTTGGTTTGCGTGATAGATCCAGCGTTACCATTGTTCAGCCATGTCTTGCCGATGCCGTGAATAGGACCTTGGCTTAACGCTTCAAGCAAACTGGCGTGATAATCGTAGCCGGTGACAGGTCCGCCGCCCTTACCGCCCTTAGCGTGTTGAGCCTTTGCTGAGAAGTCACCATACCAAATTACATTCGGCGCACCGCGCATCGCGCCCCAACTAAGAGGTACAACGACGATGCCAGAGCTGGTCTGTAGCTGCAATCCGGTATAGGCGGGCGCAACAACTCCTTGTTGACCCTTGCCGCCGCTCATGGCGCGTCCCAGAGGCTATAGAAGCGCAGAGGCCGGGGCGTGTTAGCGCCAAGCCACATCAATCTGCCTTCCTGCGTAACATTGCACAGATCAACAGTTCCACTCCAGGCGTACGCGTGGATTACCAGTGGCCAATCAATGACGATCGCACCATGCGAAAATGTATGACCAAATCTCCAGACTGCTATATCACCCGGTAGTGGCATCTCGCCTTCAGGAAGTTGTCGCCGGGCAAAATGCTCAATTGTCTGGAGATAACGTTCTTCGTCTTTGTGCATCATCCAATCAGCGGGGTACGACGGCACATAGAAATCTTCTATAAGCCCTGCATTCACAAACACCAATTTTAGGATTTTAGCACAGTCAACGCCAGAGCCTTTGATTTCACCTTCATGGTGGTAGGGCGTGCGCTGCCAGCTTAGAGCTTCAGCTACCACAAGGGCACGCTCTGGATTCACAACGCTGTTTCCACTGGTGGTGTCCAACGCATAGCGCGGAAATTGCCAGGACCGACTAAGTTATTGAAAAATACGTCGTCGCACGTAGCGGCGGTTTTGTCAGCCAAACCACGCCTCAAACGTATCACCGACGCCCGGTTGAAATTCAAACGGAAATGCAAGAAACAACTGGCTTGAACTGGCGTTCTTAATTGATCTGGTAGCGCCAGCATTGGGACCAGTTGCGAATTGGATGCCTCCGCCCGCGTATTGTGTTGTCGCACTCGTCCAATTTATTATGCTAGCATTGGTGCCAGCACCAGCCGCGCCAATAGAAGTGAACGATGCTTTATTCACTGTGCACTGAGCGTCGTACAGAGCGTTCTTGCAGCTTGGGCCTTGAAGTTCGCGCGGCATTTGCACGTCAGCCAGAACAAGATAACTTTTGACCTTGGCTTTTAGAGACTGACGACCTATCGCGTCAAATGTAGAAATACGTCCGAGGAACATAGGTACGCCGCCAAGTGGACCATCATTGTACATAGATGCCCAATCGGTACTGAAGAAGCGGTCACGGCGTACGATACATCCGTCAAAGAAGCCGGCCAGCGCCGCCGCCGGCCAAGGTACGCCGTCTAACATCTCACTTGCAGGACAGTCAATTTCGATATCTTGCTCATCAACAGTAGCGCCGACTTCTAGTTTCATGCGCGCACCATGCACTTGTACCGAGTTTGACAAAAACCGCTGCGCGATAAGTGTCCCATCTATCGGTATAGTCACGATATCTTGTTGCGCGTTTGTGTAGTATGCTTTGAGACCACCGAACACAAATTCAAAAGTGAAGCAATCCGCATACACGTACGGCGTATGATTAGCAATGACATCTGCCAAAAGTGCCGTTACTGCGGAGTTAGCTGGTCTCATTGCGGTATCGCTACGAAATCGCACTTACCAAGACTGTTGAGTGTCTGTGCGAAGTTTTCGTATTCTTGCGAATCTTCCAAGAACCGACACACAAAATAGAAATCGAAGTCAGCAGTTATTATCGTCGCAGCCGTAGGGGCCGGCGTAAATTGAATTTGGTTTGGCATCAACACAGAATAAGCGCTAATCGCAGGCAAGTACCCATACGTGATAACAACAGCGGCGCCGGCTTGCGCTGCATTGAATGTATAGACGCCTGCATTCACCGCGTACTGGCCCGCCGCTGGCGTACCCGCCACAGCTACCAGAGGCACACCACTGACGGTCACACCGCCGTCGTATGCGAAGCTGGCCGCGTTTGCGACCGTGACTGTGTACGTGGGTGTGGCCGGCACTGTATCATCTTCGGCAATAGCGAATGTTACTGAGAAGCCTTTTGTAAGCGACAGAATACCTGACCCTGTAGTCGTGATGTCGATGTGAGTTCCAGCTAGCGCATTGTAACGACTAGTCGCGAGTTGAATTTGATCAAAGCCGTCAGCAATCGTCCAGTATGGGGTATCTGCCACAAGAGGCGAAGGTAGCGAGCCACCTACAGACTTGACATAGAACGGCCCATCACCCGTAGCAGGGCTAGGAAGAATAGCGCCTTGGTTATTGGCGTACTTCGTTGGCATTGATAGAGTAATAACGTCAGTCGTCGCGTTCACATTCGTTATAGCGCCAACCGTAGAATAATCTATCTGACCAACTGGCTCAATGAAGCCACCAAAATCACGGTAAGCCGGATACTGAACCGTTACGCCGTCCGCTGTTGCAATAGGACCACTTCGCACTTGGAAATCAGGACTCCAATCATCGCGGAACAGAAACCGCAAAAACGATCCTTGGCATTGCAGAAAGAAACCAAGCAACGTGCGAAGATCAGAAGTAGACGGTGATGGTGCCGCCAATGACTCAGGCAAATACTGATACGTTAGTGTGAACTCCCAGCGCGGGTAAGGGTAATTCGCGCTCGAAACTTCCTTACCAGATTGTTGTATATCAATGCGAGAAGAAAACACAGGCTTCTTCATCGTAGACCATGATCTACCGCGCAGCGTTGGAAAGACTAATGTTGCCATGAACGGCTCCAGTGGTATGGCGCACAGCACTTCAATGCCAAGCGCAACAACGCGAAGATTTGGATTACCGCCGGTGAGTGGGTCAACCGTCGTAACAATATTACGTAGATTGGGGTCGCCCCCGGTAAGCGGCTCAGCAGTTTGTACAGTGACGCGAAGATCAGGATCACCACCAGTAAGCGGCTCAGCAGTTTGTACAGTGACGCGAAGATCAGGATCACCACCAGTAAGCGGCTCAGCAGTTTGTACAGTGACGCGAAGATCAGGATCACC